ACTTTGTATTTGTGCCTTCTAGTAACTTAGGTATAATAGCAAGAGAACATGAACAAATGCAATTCCTTAATTTATTAAAAACATTAGGAGCAGAATCACCTATAGTTCCTTTGATACTATCAGCAGTTATAGAAAACTCTGGTTTAAGTAACAGAGAAACACTTATAGCACAGTTACAACAGATGATGCAACCTGATCCACAACAAGCACAAGCTCAACAGGCAGCTATGCAAATGGAAATGCAGAAAACACAACTAGAATTAGCTGATTTACAGGCAGATATACAGCTAAAACAGGCTAAAACACAGTCTGAAGCAGTAGAAACACAGCTAAAACCTACAGAAATGCAAGCAAAAGTAGCTGCTAGTGCTTCTAAGTACTTAGGAGAGGCTGATGATCCTACAAAAGAGTTTGAAAAGCGTATAAAACTAGCTAATGTTGCTTTAAAAGAAAAAGATATAGATACAAAAGCAAGAATAGCAGAATTACAGCTACAATCTTCAAGAAACACTTGACAAAATAGTAAAAGTGTGTTATAATACTTTCCATTATGGATAAAAAATTACAAAAGTATTATGATAATCGTTTTGATATGATGTCAAGTCAGGGTTGGAAAGACCTTGAAGAAGACTTAACAAAGATGTATGACGAGTATAAAGACATTAATAACTGTAAAGGTGTTGATGACTTTTACTTTCAAAAAGGTCAAGTAGATATGCTTAAATATATTTTAAGTTTAAAAACAATGTCAGAAAAGGTGTATGAAGATATTAATAATGAAGAAGAATATACTAATACTTAAGTATGGCTAAAAGAATATTTGAATTTATTTGTACTAATAATCATCTGTTTGATAGATACATAGATGATGAACAGTTTACAACATCTTGTCCACATTGTAATACTAACGCTAAACGCATAATTAGTATTCCAAGAATAGATTTAGATGGTTGCTCTGGTGACTTTCCTACAGCATCTGATGCTTGGTTAAAAAAAAGAGAGAGCCACATGAAGTATGAAAGAAAAATGGGTATTGGAGATGCTTATCGTAGTGAAGTCGAGGTATGATAAGTATTTAAGGGATAAGGAGACCCCCTGTTATGTAAGTGTCTTTCCTAAAATGTCTATATGACACAGGAGATATAATGGCTGAATTTGTAGAAGAAGTTAAGGAAGAAGAAACTAAAACAGAAGAAGAAGAAGTTGTCCAAGAACAACCAAAAGTTGAAGAAGAGATACCAGAGAAGTATAAGGGAAAATCTTTATCAGAAATTGTTGGTATGCACCAGGCGGCTGAAAAGCTAATAGGTAGGCAGGGTTCAGAGTTAGGAGAACTACGCAGAGTTGCTGATTCTTATATCCATAACCAAGCTGAACAGACAAAGCAAACAGAACAAGAAAATAATGAAGATGATTTTTTTACTGACCCTAAAAAGGCTGTAGATAAAGCAATACAAAATCACCCTAAGATTAAGCAAGCAGAACAAGCTAGTTTAGAAATGCAAAGAGCTAAAGCATTATCAGCATTAAAAGAGAAACACTCTGATTTTGCTGATGTTGTTAAAGAGCAAGGATTTCAAGATTGGGTAAATAATTCTAAAGTTAGATCAGAGTTATTTGTTCGTGCTGATCGTAGGTATGATTATGACGCTGCTGACGAGTTAATATCTTTGTATAAAGATAGAAGAGAAACTGGTAAAAAAACAGCAGAGATGGAGAAACAATCTCGATCTCAAAGCGTTAAAACTGCTACTACAACTGTACCTAGTGGAAGTAATGAAGCACCATCTAAAAAGATTTTTAGGCGTTCTGATCTTATTCGACTGAATCAAACTGATCCTGACAAGTATGATTCTATGTGGTCTGAAATAGAATTAGCTTATAAAGAAGGAAGGGTCAGATAAATTACATTTTATAAAGGATATTTATCATGGGTCTAGGTACTAATCACGTTATTCAATCAGAGGTAAATACAGCAGGTTTTATACCTGAAGTTTGGTCTGATGAAATAGTCGCAGCATATAAGAAAAATCTTGTTGCTGCTAATTTAGTTAAAAAAATGAATATGAAGGGTAAGAAAGGTGATGTAGTTCACTTTCCTTCACCAGCTAGAGGAGCAGCCAGTACTAAAGCTGCTGAAACTGAAGTAACTCTTATTCAAGAATCTGGTTCAGAAATTACTGTTACCATTGGTTCTCATTATGAATATAGTAGATTGATTGATGATTTTGCTGAAGTACAGGCATTAAACTCATTAAGACGTTTCTATACTGATGATGCTGGTTATTCATTAGCTACAAGAATCGACACAGACGTTTTAGCTTTAGGTGCTTCTGCACAAGGTGGTGCTGCTAACACAGCTTACACTAAAGGCTATATTGGTGGAGACGGTTCTACACTTTATGTAGCTGGTTCAAATAACGAGTCAGCTATTACAGATGCAGGTTTTAGAAGAGCTATTCAGCGTCTTGATGATGCTGATGTTCCAATGGAAAATCGTAGTTTTGTTATACCACCTGTAGCTCGTAATACAATGATGGGTCTTTCAAGATTTACAGAGCAAGCCTTTACAGGCGAGTCTGGAAATGCTAACACAATTAGAAATGGTCAGATTGGTGACATATATGGAGTTAAAGTATATGTTTCTACTAATGCTGCTACTACTTCTGGTTCTGGTGGTGCAAGGGCTTCGTTACTTTTCCACCCTGAGTGGGCTGTATTGATTGAGCAATTATCTTTAAGAGTGCAAACACAATATAAGCAAGAGTACTTAGGTACTTTACTAACTGCTGATACCCTTTATGGTGTTGGTGAGTTGCGTGATAGCTCTGCTGTTGCGTTAATTGTACCTGCTTAATTAACTATAAGGGTTGGCTTTAATTAGTCAACCCTACTTTTTATCTTAAGGAAAAACAATGGCTACAAAAGTACAAAGAGGACAGCATAGACAGTTTCAAAATGCTTTTACAGACACATGGGCTGTATCAGATAGTTTTAATTTTGGAAGTGTTGGTGACGGAAACGAAGAAGTTACGGCTGTTACAGTTTCTGGAGTAAACTTAGGTGATATGGTATTAGGAGTTGCTACAAGTAGCTCTGCATTAGATACTAATTTAGTTGCTAGTATTACTGGAGCAAATACATTAGAGTTTATGATAGAAAATAACACAGGCGGTGCTATTGATTTAGCAACAGCTACTTATAGTTGCTTTATAGGTAGACCTAACTTTTAATATAACCCACCTAGTGTGGGTTTTACTTTATAAGGGTTATCATGGCTTTTTTTAGAGGCACAGGAGGTGCTGATACTGCTACATTTGAGCAACTGCCTTTAGCTGTTAGCGAAGGCGGTACAAGTGCTACTACTGTTGCTTCTGCTAGGTCTGTTTTATTACCATCATATGCAGGAGCTGATTTTGTATTAACAGTTAATGCAGATGCTACTGATGTTACGTTTGCAACTGCTGCTGGTGTTGATAGTGTTTCTCTTAGCGAAGCAACAGCAAACTTTACAGGAGTATTACAGAATGGCGGTAGTAATGTGGTGGTCGATACAGATATCGGTTCAACTGTGCAAGCACACGATGCTGATACAGCCAAGTTGGATACTACTGCAAACTTTACAGTCTTATTACAACAAAGTGCTAGTAATGTATTAAAAGCATCTGATTTAGGAGTATCAGTACAAGCATATGACGCAGATACAGCAAAACTAGACGCAGCAACTGCTAACTTTACAGGAGTATTACAAGATGGCGGTATAAACGTCTTAACAACAGCCAGCACCATTGAAGGGGGTACATATTAATGGCTACTATATTAACAAAAAAGAAAGACAGTTCTGGAATACCAGCAACTGCTGATTTAACAAATTCTACTGGTGGTGCTGAACTAGCTATTAATACTGCTGATAAAAGACTATACACTAAAAATAGCAGTAATGTTATTGTAGAAGTAGGAGTTAATCCTGCTACTTTAGATGTAGTAGGTAATGCTTCAGTTGGCGGTACTTTATTAGTAGAAGAAACTTTTACTTTTGCTACTGCTAATAGTACAGGAACATTATTAGTCTCAGGCGGAGTATCTGACTCTGATGGTAGTTTAAGAGATGTTCCTCAATCTAGAACAGTAGATAATAGTGCTAATTTAGCAACTACTGATTTAGGTAATTTTGTTTTAGCAATTTCAGCAGGTGTAACAATGACTATACCCGCTAGTACTTTTGATAGTGGAGATATATTATCTATTATTGCTAGAGGTTCTTCAGCACAAATTAGTGCAGCTATAGGAGGCATGATTGTAGCTGGAAATGCTAGTGCTACAGCAGTAGCAACTATAGCAGATAATGGAGTAGCTAGTTTAATCTTTACTTCCGCTGCTGGTTGTTTTGTTACAGGAAATGTGAGTTAAATTATGACAGGTATTCATCAACTTCTTTTTACTAACTTTGCTGCTGCTAGTGGCGGTGGAGAATTAACTGAAATTTTGCAGTTTACTGGAACAGGTTCTTGGACTTGTCCTACAGGTGTAACTGAAATAGATTATTTAGTTGTTGGTGGAGGAGGTGGAGGAGGTACAAGTGGTGGCGGTGGTGGTGCAGGTGGTTTTAGAACAGGCACTGGACTTACTGTAACTGCTGGACAAACTTATACAATAACTATAGGATCAGGAGGAGCAGCTTCAGGAGGTAGTGGTAATGGTAGTATTGGAGCATCTTCTGAAATAAGTAAAACTGGTTTTATAGATATTAGTGCTGCTGGAGGTGGTTTTGGGGCTGGAGGTTTAGGTGTTTCTGGAGGCCCAGGAGGTTCTGGAGGTGGAGCATCAAAAGATAATTCAGGTTCTGGAGGTTCTGGAAATACTCCTAACACAACTCCTTCTCAGGGAAATGATGGAGGTGGTACTGGGGCAGGAGGTGCTCAAGGTGGCGGTGGTGGTGGAGGTGCTGGTGCTGCTGGTCAGGATGGAGGATCAAACTCCCCAGGAGAAAGAGCAGGAAATGGGGGTAATGGGTCTGCCTCTGATATAACAGGTTCAAGTGTTACTAGGGCTGGTGGTGGTGGTGGAAGTGTAAATCATTCAACAGCTAGTTCAACTGTAGGTTCTGGTGGCTCTGGAGGTGGTGGAGCAGGGGCTGCTAGTGGAGCAGTAGGCACATCTGGAACAGTAAATACAGGAGGAGGAGGAGGTGCTGGATTTTACTCTAATGGTAATTCAGGTGCTGGTGGATCAGGAATAATAATTATTAAATATTCAGGCCCAACAGATGAAGTTATTTCTTTTACAGGCTCTGGACAATGGACTTGTCCTACAGGAGTTCCTTCAATTAGATATTTAGTTATAGCTGGTGGAGGAGGCGGTGGCGGTGCTGCTGGTGGTGGAGGAGGAGGTGCTGGAGGGTTTAGAACAGGCACTGGACTTACTGTTGCCGCAGGAGACACTTATACTATCACCGTAGGTGCAGGAGGCACTGGTTCGGCACCAGGCTCTGCTCCAACCATAGGATCAAATAGTGCAATATCTGGACCTTCTCCTTTTTCAACTATAACTTCTAATGGCGGGGGTAAGGGCGGTGGTTTTGGAGTTGCAGCAGGTGCTGGAGGATCAGGCGGAGGTGGTGGTAGTGCTGCTGGTGCTGCAGGGAATACACCATCTACTAGTCCATCTCAAGGAAACAATGGAGGGTCAGGTGGACATACTCCTGGTTCTCATTTAAACGGAGGAGGAGGTGGTGGAGCAGGTGCTGTAGGAGTAGATTTTACTTCAACTTCTGGAGGTGCAGGAGGGGCAGGAACAGAATCAGATATAACAGGTAGTGGAGTAACAAGAGCAGGCGGAGGCGGTGGAGGTAGTTCAGATTCACACCCTGCTGGTTCTGGAGGAAATGGTGGTGGCGGTGCTGGTAATAACAAAGCAGCAGGAGACGATGCAACTGTCAGTACTGGAGGAGGTGGTGGAGCATCAGGACACCCAAATAGTGTAGGTGGTGATGGTGGTTCAGGAATTGTAATTATTGCATTGGAGTCATAATGACAGAAGAAAAAATATATAGACTTACAGGAATAGATAGTGCAATTGAAATGCTAAGACCAGGTGCTAAATGGGAAGTAACAAATAGTTGCTTTTCAAGATGGGATGACGATAGACCACAACCCAGCATGGAAGAAGTAAAAAAAGTACAACAATTAGCTAAAGAATTTGAAGATAAATTAGATACTGTTTGG